CTACGTCTCTTGCGCTAAGGCGCCAGCAAGCGAAAACACTTGCGGCTTCATTTCGGTAAGTTCTACGTCCTTCGTCAACCAGCCGTCCCTGTCCTCAAAGCCCTCGTCTTCCAGAATCGCGCGCAGTTGAGCACTCGGTTCCTCGGGCTCTTCTAAGTAAAGTTCGTATCCGTCGGGCGAATCACCCAAAGAGAGGTAAAATTTGACCTCCTCACCACCAAAGTGCGTCACGAGGTATAGTCCCGGCTCCTCGTCGGTAGAGGTTGTCTCGTAATAGCTGATCGTCAATGCGAGGGGTTCTGACTCACCCATTAAATTTTCATGAAGACAATAGGTGAAAAGCTCCGCGTGCCTTCCGTTCATTTGAGACTTTCTCAGAATATAGACACTGCCGTTATCAGCGAAACGAAGCATTCGGTACAACCCGTATTCATAAACTGACGGTGTTGCGAGGATCGCTTTGCGCCAAGGATCAATGTCCGACGCCGAGTCTATGATAGTGCTTAGATTGTCAGCGAATGTTGAGGGTTCCTCAAGACGGTCCCAGAGATCCTTCAGGACTTGGCTTGGCCGACCACCCGCAGCAGCATTTCGAAGTAACCTTTTCCAGCTCCAGGCCTCATCCTGTGCGGTGGTCAGCAGCGAGTGGTTTCGACCGACGAGAGGCAGGAAATCTCCGACAGCCAAGAGTGCGCGCTCCCAGAGACGGCCAGCAACGTTCGGGTCCTTGACGAGGTCGTCGAACATCTTCGCAGCGCAGGCGAAATAGTGATCGAACGGTCCAGCCAGTTCATTCGCTGCTGCCGCATCAAGGCGTACTAGTTCAGCGTCAATTTCACTCAGATCTATGCCGCTGCAACGTAGTAGGAACCCTATCTGCCCTCGAAAATAGGTATGGCGCTCTGCCTGATCGATCCGTTCCGGCCAACCATCGCCGAAACTTATTAGGTGAGCCTTGATGCGCTCCTCTGCGACCTGGTCGCGAAAGAAGCCCCTGACGTCCCCATCCGGACCCGCTAGATGATCGAAGATATCGTTCATCTGCGGCACGAGGTCTCGGAGTCCAGCAAAGCTTCTTCGGAGATCTTCGGGCCGGTTATAATCGGTATTGGTAGCGAGATTGGAGACGACACGCATCCATGAATTGAATGCCGCGGGATCGATATCTTCGGTGGAGTGAACGAGATACTGTGTGTAACCAGCAAGCTGAGCTAACTGTTGGAAAGTAAGGCCAGTTGGCCGGGAAATAATTTCCTTAAACAGGGCCTGTTCGTCGAGGTTTCGGGTGTCGGGAAGATAGCAGCGGAACGTTTCCGGGCCCGCGCTCCACCGCTCAAGCAAGGTGATGAGCGCCACGATCATATCCTGATCCAGCCAAGCCCTGTCCTGAAACCAAGTATAGCTGCTAGCTCGCGCTGTGGCGCGCAGGTCGGCCAGATCCACCGCAGTCGCCGCAGCTTCGGGACCTCTGGTTACCATAATCACTGTCCGAAGCAGGTTCATTATGGCATCATCGAACGTGGCGGTCCTCTTATCACGGAACGGCCAGAAGAAATCGGACCAGCGAGTATCGATTCGATGTGAGAAGAAGTCAGCGAGTGGAGTGCCGTTACAGACATCCGGCGGTACCCCCTGGAACTGGCTTTCCAAGTGCCGCTCGAAACGTGCCTTAAAAGTCTCGAATGAAGTTAGCGGTTTCCCGCGCGCGTTCATCTTTATGTAGAGGTCATCGGAGAGATCAAACTGTTCTAGATCAAGAAGTTGGAACGTTATAGCCGGAGTTGCTTCGTCGATCAGTCGAATATAGAGGCCGGACGTTTTCCGGAATACCTCGTGCATCCGCTCCAACATTGACAGTACGGAGCGGATCGTTGGGTCGAACCGCCAGCTGCGGAAATACCACGGCTGATCAGTTATCATACTGACAAGGTTTTGGCAGTCCGCAGCAGATACATCCGGCACGTAGCTTGCGAAAGCGTTGATGAAATCCCGACTGCTCGGGCGCACCTCGTAGCTGAAGCGGGACAGTCCAGCTGTCACAATTCGAGTTCTAAAATCTTCGCTTAAGCCGTCGACCCATGCGAGGTACCAGTGCAGTAGGAACAGCGTGGTGAGCCGTTGCTGGCCGTCGAGCGGTTGGAACGAGCCGTTAACAACGCTGCCGTAAACAAAGTCGAGGTCGAGGGGTAACGACGGATCGTCTTCAGGTATGCACAGGGCGTCGTGCAGGGACTTGAGGAAATCGTCTCGTACAATGTGCTGGTCAGCTCGGCCCTGGGCGTAGTCGCGCTGAATGACCGGGATCTGGACCCGACCGTGACGTTCGATCAACTTGCAAAAAGTGGTTCTCGCAGTCATCGGCTCGCTCCTCCTTGCCCAAGGAAGAACCGGGTCAGCGTCCCACTGATCGCATCAAGGTAGTCCTGTGCGTCCTGCTCCGTCCAAAACATGACGTTGCCGACGGTGCGGCTGTAGCATTTCAAGAAGACGTTGCGAGTGCAGAGTGGGACGAATATCCCGGACCTGTCGTTTTTCAGCAAAACGCTGCGCTTCACCGCAAAGACCGCATTTCGGTAGCCACGGTTGGTCCGGGAGTCGAGCAGGGTCAAGTTTGCAAGGTCATGGTCAGGGCCAGCTGCGGCCTCGTGGAAGAAAGATAGGATCTCACCGTCGATTTCCTCGAAGGTGGCTTCGTTTCCTGGTTCATTGTTTGGGTCGAGGTAGGCTGCGATGCTCTCAGAAAGCGCCTGTTCGGCTTCTCCTGCTGCAGAGCGCAGGAACGTCAAGCAATGGTTCAGCCACTCCTCCTGAGCTTGGGGGCGTGAAGGCCGTTCGTCGCTAACCGAGCGTATGTGTTCGATATCCCAAGATTCGCGCTTGAAACTATCGAACTGGAAACGGATATTTGACCTTGGGTCTTCAAGCAGCGTTGCCAGATTGAACAAGAGAAGTAGGCTCCGCACTTTGGGGGCATTTGCATAGTCGACTGTACGGCAAAGGTTGGCAATCTCTTCCCCAAGTTCGTCCTTGGAAATTGCAGGGAGGTCATTGCCAAGCATCATCCGATAGACGCGATTGCGAAGGCTTCTGGAAAAGTCGTGTTTGCTCGATGTTTGGCTATCCTCAAGCAGTTCCGTAATTGTGGACAGCCCTCCGCCCGTCTGATTGAGAATAAAACCGAGGACATGGAATAGGTATCGATCCTCGTACCACTCCTCCAACGCCATAAAAATATCTTTCACCTTTCGCCATTCAATCTCAGCGCTTAGTTCCGAACTCAACAAATCTGAAAAATGCGAAAACACCGCATAGTCTTCGCCGCCAACCGCATTACCTTCCATCTGCGCAGCGAGTCGAAAGACCAGGCCGATGCGGTTAGCATCGTCGAGGTCTGCATTCTGCAGGAAGTACCAGACTGAATCATCTTGCAGTCGCTTTTCGATCTGGTCCCATTCATAGGCAATTCGTAAAGACAAATTGCCAGTTTCATCATCCTGGGTCGCGCGGCGCAGGAACAGTGCACGGACCAACTCGGCCTCAGTGAGCGGGATCTTCCCGACGTTCAGTCGGGTGAAAGCTGCAACTGGGTCGTCCGTGGGCGCCAGCTCATACCAAATAACCTTCACGTTCCGACCGGCCTCATCGTCGTTGAGCAGGTGCTGGAGCAGCTTCAGCGCATGCATCCGGTCACGCCCGCCTAGCCAGTCCTCAATCGCCTGCCACGCCTCGCAGATGTGATGGAAGTCGACGTTCTCATTCGACCGGTCGAGATCGATATCGTCGAGAAAGGTATGGTCTCGGGTCTCGTAATCGATGGTGAAGCGTTGTTTGCCGAGTAGTCCAAGAATCTCATCGCGATGGGATAGAAGGATGAAGATGGTGGTCAACCGCTGCTGTCCATCTACGACCTCGTAGCTTCCGTCCTCCAGCTTCCGAACGACTAGCGGCTGTAGGCAGTAAAAGGAGGTTCGGCGTTTCTCCTCGCTGGCTTGGATAAAGTCCCATATGTCATCCAAGAGCTGGGTAACCTGCAGCTGGTTCCAACGGTAACCTCGCTGGTAGCCTGGGATCCAGTACCGCGCAGGGGAGCCGTGTTCATCAACGAGCAGCCGGTTGATCGATCTCAGCTCAATTGCTGCGCTTTCTGGTGGCATCTTCATGGCTCCTAGTTCTCTGTCCCTTGGGCGCTCAAAGCGACCAATCCTGACCGAAATGATGCGACAGTGGTTCTATTTTCTCTGGGATATCGCCATGGAAAGTCACCCCCAGATAAGTCGCGGCCCGCGTCGCCCCCACATAAAGGTACTTCGAAAATAGATCAGGGTGTTGGGCGATTGTTTTATCAAGATCCACGAAAAACACAGCTTCAAATTCCAACCCCTTAATGTGCTGAATATTGAACACGCGTACATCCCGATCGTTGCCGACGACCTTGCCATCCTTGCAAGCGACCGCGGACAGATTGATTTCCTCCAATCGGTCGTTCAGCTCCAGAGCGAGCGGTTCGACCTGCTCTTCCTCGTTGACGAGAACTGCGATCGTGGTGGCCTTCTGAACCATCCGATCAATCTCATGAATCCGCTGGGTCAACCACTCCGCGGTAGCAGCGTTGTCGCTGAGGCGGGTTTGCCAGATGGGTGGCAAGCCCTCTGCATCAAGACGGTCTGGCAGGATAATGTCATCGGCATCGGAGCCACCAATAGTCGCAATTTGCTTTGCAACATCGACGAGCCGCTGACTTTGACGGTACGATACGGTTATAGACTTGCGCTCGATCCGAGCCCCTATCCAGTCGAGCGCATCATTCGACTTGAGGCCCCACAACGTTAATCGCTGGTTGATGTCGCCGCATAGAAAGAATGAGCCTGCTGCAGGATGGATTGCCGCGATTTCGCGGTGTTTATCGGCGGCCCGAATGCACCGAAGCAGGCGATGATCGACGCGGCCCGAGCCCGCGGGTTCAGCCCTGCGGACGACAACGAGGCCGATGCCATCGCGATCCTGCTCTGGGCAATCGAGACCGGCGGAGGTGTGGCATGAGGTTTTACCCCAAAGGCTATGGCGGCCAGCGCCGGGATCCCGATCAAGTCAAGCGGGAGGGTTGGAAGGAACAGGGTGTGCTGGCTGTTGCCGTCGATGACCATCGTCTGACCTGGCCTGAGCGGGAGCTCATTCGCCAGATTGGCGAGAAACTCTATGGCAAGCGGCCCGAAAGTCTGGAGGTGCGCAATGGCTGATTGGACCCCAAGCATCGTCGAAGCCCGGCTGGCCGAAGCCGCATGGGTACTTAAGCGTATGCCTGAGCCGCGCCTGTCCGGGTACTTCAGCACCTGGCCCGAGTTCGTCTACAGCTTCGCGGACAAGGTCGAACAAGAACCCAAGCCCATGCGGGTGCTTCCGTCGCCGCAGGCAATCAGCCGGATGGAAGAGACGCTGACCTGGACCGCCTGCCTCGAGCCCATCGACGGCAAGATCGTTTGGCTGCGCGCCTATGGAACGCGTTGGAAAGAAGTCTGCTGGACCGTCGGGCTGCAGCGATCCGCGGCCAACCAGCACTGGCTCTATGGGCTGTCTGTCATCTCGCTGCGCCTCAACAACCGTCGGTTCAACCGCAACCTTTCGAAGCAGGCCGTGATCAAGCTTGCGGGAGCGGCGTAGGGGATCGCGCTGGATAGGAAAGTGTCCGCCGGACACTTTTCGAAGGGACATAAACCGGCTCCTGAGGGTATGAATTGGATATACTCGGGAGAGGCGCGCGCGGGACGGCCCGCGCCGCTGGACCCCGGAGTCCAACCAAGGGTCCATCTGGGGTCCAGGCGTCTAACCCACTGACTTTACGGGTCCTTCCTGGCCGTAAACCTATACGGGGGGGCGCAGCGCGCGATATCGCCAGCGACAGGGCCGATTTTTTGGGAAGCCACCCCGGCAGGCATCCACCTGCATTCCCCTGAAAACCACAACAAAACAAACTCTTGGAGCCGGACACCCCGGCGGCCGCTGGATCCTTTGCGGAGTCCAGGCTGGCTCCCGGTGTCCGGAGTCCAGGGGATCCACATCATCAAGGCGAACCGACCAGCATGACCCTGAGCTTTGCCCCTGACGCAATCGAGACCTGGCCGCTGGCCAAGCTCCAGCCTTATGCGAAAAACGCGAAGGCGCACGGCGTGGATCAGGTCGCGAAGATCGCAGCCAGCATGGCGGAGTTCGGCTGGACCGTTCCCTGCCTGGTTGCGGACGACGGCGAATTGATCGCAGGCCATGGCCGGGTGCTGGCTGCTACGCAACTCGGGCTGACGGAAGCGCCGGTGATTGTGTTGGGTCATCTGACCGAGGCGCAGCGTCGGGCCTACCGGATCGCGGACAACAAGCTGACGGAACTCGGGACTTGGGATGAGGCGCTGCTCTCGGCCGAACTGAACGACCTGCTGGCCGAGGATTACGACCTGTCGCTCATCGGCTTCGATGACGCTGAACTCGAGGCGTTGTTGGCCGGAGAGGTCGACCCTGAAACCGCATCCCGCGAGGGCGAGGACGATGTTCCAGAGGCCACCGAAACCCCGATCAGTCGACCGGGCGATTTATGGGTGCTGGGCAAGCATCGGCTGCTCTGCGGTGATGCGACCGTTGCCACCGATGTCGAGCGGCTGCTCGGTGATGTGATGCCGCAACTGATGGTGACTGATCCGCCCTACGGCGTGGAATACGATCCCGGCTGGCGCAACAACGCAGGGGCTGCCGGGACCAAACGGACGGGCAAGGTGCTAAATGACGACCGCGCTGACTGGCGCGAGGCTTGGGCGTTGTTCCCCGGTGACGTCGCCTATGTCTGGCACGGCGCGCTACATGCGACCACGGTCGCCGACAGCCTGATTGCCTCAGGCTTCAACATCCGGTCGCAGATCATCTGGGCGAAAGACCGTCTGGTGCTGAGCCGCGGTGATTATCACTGGCAGCACGAACCATGCCTCTATGCCGTGAAAAAGACCGGCAAGGGCCATTGGGCCGGTGATCGCAAACAGACGACGCTGTGGCAGATCGCCAACAAGGACCAGGATGCTGAAACTGTCCACGGGACACAGAAGCCTGTCGAATGCATGCGTCGGCCAATCCTGAACAACTCGAGCCCCGGACAGGCCGTCTACGAGCCCTTCATGGGGTCCGGAACTACGCTGATCGCGGCAGAGACAACGGGCCGGGTCTGCTACGGGATCGAACTCAATCCGGCTTACGTCGATGTCGCCGTGGAGCGGTGGCAACAGTTTACTGGCAAGGATGTCGTTCTCTTCGGCTCCGATGAGACGTTCAACGAAATCAAGATCAAAGACGATTGAGGCATGCATGACTTGGCTCTATTTTCCTCCGGGCGCACTTCCGGAACTGAAGACGCATGCCTATTCGGCCTCTCTCTATGTTCCGGAGCTGGCGGCATCGACCTTGGGCTCACCATCGCCATCCCCGGATATCGAACTGTGGGCCATGTCGAACGGGAAACCTTCGCCGCAGCCACTCTCGTGGCGCGGATGGAAGACGCGACCTTGGATTGCGCGCCTGTCTGGGACGATGTTGCCAGCTTCGACGGCCGCCCATGGCGCGGCGCGGTGGACATCATCACTGCGGGATATCCGTGCCAGCCGTTCTCTGTGGCAGGCAAACGCCTCGGGACGGAGGATCCGCGCCACCTCTGGCCGCATGTCGCCCGCATCATCGGCGAGTGCGAGCCACCCTTCGTCTTCCTCGAGAATGTCGCCCATCATCTCCGCCTCGGCTTCCCCGAAGTCGCCGACGGATTGGTCGGCATGGGCTACAAGCTTGCGGCAGGCCTCTTTACAGCGGCGGAAGTCGGTGCGCCGCACAAACGCGAGCGGCTCTTCATCCTTGCCATCCGCGAAAGCTGCGAACTGGCCGACCCCGCGCGCCTGCTCTGGGACCCGCTCGAGTGGCGGGAACCGGACCGAGATGTTGCGGCTATGGCCGACGCCCCGCGCCAGCGCGAACGAGAACCGGCAGACGAAACCAACGCCCTCGCAAGAAGCGGGCAAGCATGGGATGAACCTGGCGACGAGCGCCGCGATGTGGCCGACGCCGCAGACCGACAGCTTCCGGAGCCGGGGCGGAGACCGGAAGCACGAGAAGGGTCTGGACGGCATGGCGCGGGACTGGCCGACGCCGATGGCAAACGATGGCTGCAAGCCGAGCGCGGGCAACCGCAAGACAGCGGATCTGACCCATGCCAGCCGCATGTGGATGACGCCGACGGCGCGGGATCACAAGGATGGGGCGACGACACTGGTGAACACGCCGGTGAACGGGCTGCTTGGCCGCCAGGTCCTGGCGACGCCGATGGCTGGGAGCGATACCTCAGAGCAGCGCCGGACCTTGAACCCGCTGTTCGTCGAGGCGCTGATGGGCTGGCCCACCGGGTGGATCGGCTTCGCCTCTGCGGCAACGGCGTGGTCCCCTTGGTTGCGGCGCATGCGCTTCGAACTCTCGCAGCTGAACTGCTGGCCGATGGATGAGGCTGCCGCATGAAGCAGTCGCGCCTCATGTCGCTGGTGGAGTCCATCGCCAACGTGATCGTCGGCTACGGCTTCGCGGTCGTGACGCAGATCCTGATCTTTCCGATCTTCGGGCTGCACACGACACTGGCGCAGAACCTGAAGATGGGGCTGGTTTTCACGGTGGTAAGCATAGCGCGGTCCTATGTGCTGCGGCGGCTATTCGAGGCAATCCGGGTCAAAACGACGAAGCCGCCGCCCATGAGGAGCGGCGGCTCTGGTCGGCGGCGGCTTCCCTACCGCCGGGATTTCAGCGGCGCAGCAGGGCGGGATCAGTCTTCAATCCGATAGACGCGTCCACGTTCCTCTGTCTTTTCTGAGGTGACCTCAAGCCCGAGCTTCTTCTTCAGCGCGCCGGACATGGCACCACGAATCGTATGTGACTGCCATCCGGTTGCAACCACGATTTCCTCGATGGTCGCGCCGCCCTTAGCGCGGAGCATCTCGATCAGCCTTGCCTGTTTGGTCCCATTTCGACTCTGGACGGGTTCGCTTGCGCTATTGGTGCGGGCATTGTCGTTGGGTTCGTCGGTGATCCCAAGGGCGCTGTAAGCCAGCGGCGTGGAACGCAGGGTCATCGGCCCGCGCTTTTCGTCGTGCCGCCAGACGGTGTTCAGGTCCGTGGCTGCGATCTCCTCGATGAGCCCCTTCTTCAGGAGGCTCTTGCAGACATTACCAACAGCGCCGCCCTTGAGGCTGGCGGTGACGGGAAACACTGCCCCGTCTTCCCGCGCGCAGGCGGCGGACAGGATGATGGCTTGTGGGTCAGATAGCTGGATCTGTGTCATTGGTTGTCTCCGGTCATCGGGGGCGCGGAATGCGACCCTTCTATTGGGACGAGCCCCGCGCATACGGGGCCGGTCTGCGCGGCTGCACGGTTCAGATCAGGTCGAGGTCTTTCAGACAGGTTGCAGCATCGATCAGCTGATTGGTCGGAATCTCGATGGTGATCGTCATGCTGTCGGCGTAGGCCCGGACATAAACGCCGCCGTCGTCCATCAGGGCGCTTTCGATTTCGTCGAGGACCGTGGTGATGCGGCTTGGGTCGAAATGATCGGGCAGCTTGCGGATGGCAATCCGGATGGTGCTGGTTTCCATGGTGCTTACTCCGCGTGCTCGCCTTCGCTGAAGGCGCTATCGGTGATGCGCTTCAGGAGGCTTGCGTAGTGCTCAAGGGTGCCGACATGGCCCCAGTTCACCTCGTCGGGTTGGGTGTCGAAGTGGTCGTCGCTGAGGCTTGCCAAGCGAGCGAGCATCTCGTCGATCTCGGCTTTCTTGCCGATGAATGCGTTGAGCGCTGCTTCCTTGTTCCGCGCGGCCTTCTCGGCGCGCAGTTGGTGGCGGGGCGTTGTCTGCGGGTTCAGGCGGGTCATCGTGGCGGCTCCGTGGTGAGTTGCATCGTTTTCGTAGGATCACGTTCGCTCTGGTGCGGAGGCTTATCAACTACATAAGCACATGATTTTGAATGATAATCGGAGCGCGCAATGGAGGGGCTGAGCGAGCGCCAGTATGCCGCCCGCGTCGGCCTTTCACGGGGTGCAATCCAGAAGGCCAAGGCGACGGGGCGGCTGGTTCTGCATGGCGATGGCAGCATTGACGCGGTGGCCAGCGATGCCTTGCGCGCCGAGGCGACCGATCCGTCGAAGACCCGAAAAGCGCCGCAGCCAAAACTCAAACCTGTCCCGGAGGCGGCAGTGTCCGCAGTTGGCGAAACGCTCCGTGAACAGGGATTAGCGGCGCCACAAATCGGCAGCGGCACCACGTTCCTGCAGGCCAAGACGGCGAACGAAGTGCTGAAGGCGCAGGAACGCCGCCTCCGGCTGCAAAAGCTGAAGGGCGAGCTGATCGACCGGGCGCGCGCGCTTTCGCTGGTTTTCCGGCTGGCGCGGCAAGAGCGCGACGTCTGGGTCAATTGGCCCGCCCGAGCCGCTGCGTTAATGGCGGCCGATCTTGGGGTGGAAACCGCCGCCATGCAGAAAGTTCTGGAGAAACATGTCCGTGCCCAGCTCGACGAGCTTGCCGAGGTCAAACCCGATCTCCGGTGATGAAGCCCTCGAGTTCGACGGAGCGGCAGAGATCCTGCGCGCCTGGGATGCTGGCCTCACTCCGGATGCGGACCTGACCGTATCTGAATGGGCGGATCGACACCGGATGCTTTCCGGCCGCGCCTCGGCTGAGCCGGGTCGGTATCGCACCGCCCGCACGCCCTACATGGGCGAAATCATGGATCGGCTCTCGCCCGGAGATCCGACTCAGCGGATCGTCTTCATGAAGGCCGCACAAGTCGGCGCGACTGAGGCCGGGAATAACTGGATCGGCTTTGCGATCCACCAGGCGCCGGGCCCAATGCTGGCCGTGCAGCCGACGGTGGAACTGGCGAAAAGGAACTCGCGCCAGCGGATCGATCCGCTGATCGACGAGAGCCCGGAACTGCGAGAACGGGTCAAACCGGCGCGCTCCCGCGACGCCGGGAACACCATGCTGTCAAAGGAATTCGCGGGCGGCATCCTGATCATGACGGGCGCGAACTCGGCGGTAGGCCTGCGGTCCACCCCGGCGCGCTACATCTTCCTCGATGAGGTCGACGCCTATCCGGCCTCCGCTGACGATGAAGGCGATCCGGTCACTTTGGCGGAAGCGCGCTCGCTGACCTTCGCCCATCGGCGCAAGGTGTTTCTGGTCTCGACACCCACGATCCGGGGGCTGAGCCGGATCGAGCGAGAGTTCGAGGCGAGCGACCAGCGGCGGTTTTTCGTGCCGTGTCCGCATTGCGGCGCGATGCAGTGGCTGAAGTTCGAGCGGCTGCGTTGGCAGAAGGGCCGTCCGGAGACGGCCGAATATCATTGCGAGGGCTGCGAACAGCCCATCGCCGAGCATAACAAGACGGCCATGCTGGAAGCTGGTGAATGGCGCGCGACGGCCGTGGCCGCCGACCCTAATACCGTCGGCTATCACCTCTCTGCGCTCTATTCGCCGATCGGCTGGCTCAGCTGGGAGCGGATCGTACGGGCATGGGACGCGGCGCAAGGATCGGATGAGGCGATCAAGGCCTTCCGCAATACGATCCTTGGCGAGACATGGGTCGAAACCGGCGAGGCGCCGGACTGGCAGCGCTTGTCGGACCAGCGCGAGACCTGGGACGGAGGCACTGTTCCTGAGCGGGGCTTGTTCCTGACCGCCGGGGCGGACGTTCAAAAGGATCGCATCGAGGTCGATGTCTGGGCCTGGGGCCGCGGGCTGGAGAGCTGGCTGGTCGATCACCTGGTCATTGAGGGCGGGCCCGGCGACCCGGCGTGCTGGCAGCAGCTGACCAATTTGCTTGGTCAGACCTGGGAGCATGCCTCCAGTCAGCCGATGACTTTGGCACGGCTGGCGATCGATACCGGCTACGAGACAAGTGCTGTTTATGCCTGGTCGCGACAGGTCGGCTTCGCGCAGGTGGCCCCGGTCAAAGGCGTCGAGGGCTTCAACCGCTCGAGCCCGGTCACCGGCCCGACGTATGTGGACGCGACCATCGCAGGCAAAAGGCTGCGGCGCGGGGCGCGGCTTTGGACGGTCGCCACCTCGACCTTCAAGACCGAGACCTATCGCTATTTGCGGCAGGACCGCCCGACGCGGGAGGAAATCGAGGCTGGGCATCTTTGCCCGCCCGGAACCATCCATCTGCCAAACTGGGCGGACGGCGAGTGGTTGAAGCAATTCACGGCCGAACAACTGATCACGGTGCGCACCAAACGCGGCTTTGCCCGGCTCGAATGGCAGAAGCTGCGCGAACGCAATGAAGCTCTGGATTGTCGCGTCTATGCCCGGGCAGCCGCTTGGATATTGGGCGCTGACCGTTGGTCCGATGCGCGGTGGACTGATCTGGAAGCACAGGTCGGGATCACGGCGGAGGACATGGCTGAGGACGGGGCGGGAAACACCACGCCCGCTTCTCGGCGTGCGGGACTACAGCGGCGCACCGTGCGCTCAAGTTACATGAGGTGAGTTGATGTCTACGATTGCCGAGCTCAGTGCCCGCCGCGAGACCCTGGCTGTTCAGCGTTCGTCTGGCGTGGCGCGCGTCAGTTATGACGGAAAGACGGTGGACTATCGCAGTGTCGCGGAAATCGACCGGGCCATCGAGGCGCTCGACCGCGAGATCGCAGCTGCTGAAGGACGGCGGATCGTTCGGCAGGTGCGTGTCACGACGACGAAGGGTCTTTGATCCATGGGCCTGTTCGATCGCTTTCGCCGTCCAACATTGGGCGGCCCTACAGCCGTGCGCGCCCGTCTTGAGGGGGCAATGTCCAAGCGCCGGTTGCGGGGCTGGAACCCGCCCCTGGAAAACATCAATTCGCTGGTCGCCTCGGGCGGCCCCCGCCTGCTGGCGCGGTCGCGCGAGTTAGTCGTCACCAACGGCTATGCCGCCAATGCCTGCGAGGCATTTGCGTCGAACATTATCGGCGATGGGATCAAGCCGTCGTCGCTGATCGCGGATGCGGCGTTGCGTGACAGCGTTCAGCAGCTGTGGCTCGCATGGACCGACGAGGCTGACGCGGACGGTCTGACGGACTTCTACGGCCTGCAGGCCATGGTGGCGCGGGAAATGTTCGTGGCAGGCGAATGCTTCGTGCGTATGCGGCCACGGCGGACCGAGGATGGTCTGCTGGTGCCGATGCAACTGCAGCTCCTGCAGTCAGAAATGCTGCCCTTCGAGAAGACCGAAACTGCGGCAAACGGCAATCGCATCCGCTGCGGGATTGAATTTGACGGCATCGGACGGCGCGTGGCCTATCACTTCCGCCGTCGCCATCCCGGCGACAGCACCGATCAGGGAGCGGTGATCCCGGAGACGGTGCGCGTGCCCGCTGAGGATGTGCTGCACATCTACCGCCCAATTGACGCAGGCCAGATACGGGGCTTGCCTCATGTGGCTCCGGCCATGGTGCGGCTGTTTCTGCTGGACCAGTACGACGACGCCGAGCTCGACCGGAAGAAGACCGCGGCGATGTTCGCGGGGTTCATCACCAAGACCGCGCCGGAAGACCCGATGATGGGCGAAGCGGAGGCAGATCTGGACGGGGTGGCCATCGCCAGCCTCGAGCCGGGCACGATGCAGGTGCTGCTGCCGGGCGAGGATGTGAAGTTCTCGAGCCCCGCCGACGTTGGCGGCGGCTATGAGGCGTTTCAATATCGGACGCTCTTGTCGGTATCAGCCTCACTGGGGCTGCCGTACCACCTCGTCACTGGGGATGTGCGGCAGGCGAACTATTCGAGCCTGCGGGCAGAGCTAGTCGAGTTCCGCCGCCGCATTGGCCAGCTGCAACACGGGGTGATCGCACACCAGTTGTGTCGGCCGATCTGGCGGCGCTGGCTTGAGACGGCCGTGTTGTCGGGGGCGCTGGATATCGGCAATCCCGCTGTCGCGCGGCCGGTGCAATGGATCCCGCCACGCTGGGATTGGGTCGACCCGCTGAAGGACATCCAGGCGCAAGTGCTGGCGATGGAAGCGGGCATCACCTCGCGACGCAAGGTGGTCGAGGCCACCGGCTATGACGTCGAAGAAGTCGACCGAGAGAATGCAGCGGATGCCAAACGCGTTGCCGATCTGGGGCTGAGCTACCGTGCGAGCCCCGGCGAGAGTCAGGGCGCGCGAGCGACGCCCGCTGCGCGGCCTGATCCAGGCGAGGGAAAAGGCGAAGACACAGGCGACGGATCCGCCTCCACCGATCCCGCCACCGAACAGGAGTGACAATATGACAAGCTGGTATGCGATCCGCGCCCAGGGAACAGGTGCGGAAGTGGCGATCTATGACGAGATCGGTGCCTATGGGGTCTCGGCGAAGGGGTTCCTTGCCGAACTCGGTGCACTGCCCGACGGGACGCCGGTCGATTTGCGGCTGAATAGCCCGGGTGGGTCAGTCTTCGATGCGGTGGCGATTTACAATGCGCTGAAGCGGCACGCGGGCACAGTCACGGTCTGGATCGACGGTATTGCCGCCTCGGCCGCGTCCTATGTCGCCATGGCGGGTGACGAGATCGTCATGCCGGAAAACGCGTTCCTGATGATCCACGACCCGTCGGGGTTGGCAATGGGCACGGCGGGCGACATGCGCGCCATGGCCGAGGCGCTGGACAAGATCGCGGGCAGCCTCGTCCGGGGATATGCCGCCAAATCCGGCAAGCCCAATGACGAGATCGCAGCGCTGATGGCGGCCGAGACCTGGTTCGATGCGGGTGATGCGGTGGCGGCGGGTTTCGCGGACCGGCTGGCGGACCCTGTCAGGATGGCCGCGCGGTTCGACATCGACCGGTTCCGCAACGCGCCGCCTGACCTCGTCGAGGCAGTGGAAGCCACCGACCAGGAGGGTGTTCAGCCCGAGGCGGAGGGCGTTCCGGCCGAAGGCAATCCAGAGACAGGCATCAACACGCACCAAGAGATCGACAGTATCGTGGACGGCGATGTCGAACCTGCCGACGGCACTGGAGAGGCGGACAGCGACGAAGCGCCGGAAGGGCATGGTGTCACCGACGACATGCCCAGCCCTTCGGATCCGATCCCGATTCCGGGTGTCGCACCGCCCGATCCCGCCGCGATCCGGGCCGAAGCGATTACCCATGCTCGCGTTATCGTCGATCTCTGCCGCCTCGCAGGCCAGCCACAGATGGCCGGGCGCTTCCTCGAACAGGACACAAGTCTCGACGACGTCCGCATGGCCCTTCTGGCTTTGAGGTCCGAGGCCGAACCCGAAATCACGGCCCATCACGCACAACCGGGCCGCAGCACGACGGCCCGCCCCTGGGGCGAGATCGTCGCCCGTACCTTCAAACTGAAAGGATAACCTCATGACTACGCTCACCGAGGCCACCCATCCCGGAGGCTTCCTCGTTTGGGAAGCCTTCCGCGATTACACCCGAGAAACCGTCATCGTCGCCAATGGTACGCTCGATCCGGGCACCGTACTGGGCAAAATCACCGCGTCTGGCAAATACGCGGCACATGATCCCGCTGCCGTCGACGGTACTGAAACCGCCGTGGCGGTGCTCTGGGGCAAGGCTGACGCCACAGGCGGCGATGTGTCCGCCGTTGCGCTGGTCCGTGGCCCCGCCATCGTCAATCGCCACGATCTCGTTTTTGTCGGCACCCCCAGCGCGGGCGAGATCACGGCTGCCCATACCGCGCTGCTGGCGGTCGGCATCCTCGTCCGCTGATCAAACCCTCAAAGGAGGCATTCCCATGACCACCATGGATATCTTCGAAGGCGATGCCTTCACCATCATCGAACTCACTCGTGCGCTGGAAAACATCCCCTTCAAGCCCGCGATCCTGTCGGGCGCCAGCCTGTTCTCGCCGCGCGGCGTGCGCTCGCGCACCGTCGTGATCGAGAGCCGGGACGGCACGCTGTCGCTGATCCCGTTCTCCGAACGTGGCTCGGCCGCCGAGCAACAGGTTCCCGAGCGTCGGGATATGCGCGCCTTTGTCTGCCGCCAGTTCAAGAAACAGGACGTGCTCTGGGCCTCGGAAATTCAGGGGATCCGCGACTTCGGCTCGGAAAGTGCCACCCAGCAAGTACAAAGCGAAGTCGCCCGAAAGCTTGGCCGTTTGCGCCAGGATGCGGAGGCGACGTTCGAATATCACCTGCTGAACGGCATTCAGGGGATCGTGAAAGACCCCAAGGACAGCGCCACGGTGATCAACTACTTCACCGAGTTCGCCATCACGCCCGCCACCGAGATCGACTTTGATCTCGACAATGCGACCCCGGGCTCCGGCGCGCTGCGCAAACGCTGCCAGGCGCTGATCGAAAGTGTCGAAGACAGCATGGGCGGGCTCGCGGCCGGGGCCGTGCAGGTCCGCGCCGAATGCGGCTCGGCCTTCTTCGCCGATCTCATCGCCCACAAGGAGGTGCGCGAGACCTATCTCAACACCGCCGCCGCTGCCGATCTGCGCGGCCGGGTTGCCGACGAGGTCAGCTTTGGCGGCATCACCTTCCGCCGTTACCGAGGTGGGGCGGGCTTCGGCGTGCCGACCGATAAGGCCTTCTTCTACCCCGAAGGGGTGGAAGGCCTCTTTGAAATCTACCATGCCCCCGCAGACACCTTCGAGACGGTCAACACCCTCGGCCTGCCGCTCTACGCGCGCACTATCCCCGATCGGGACCGTGACGAATGGGTGCGTCTGGAAATCGAGAGCAACCCGCTGCCGATCTGCACCCGGCCGCAGGTTCTGCGCTCGGCACGGCGGACGTGAGGGATCAGAGGGTAACCTCGTATCGGGCCCGCAATGCCTTGAGATGCCGCGCCAACCATCCTGCTGGCTCGGCATCATCCCAAGCACGCCACAGTTCAGGATAACTCATGGCCCGAAACCCTGGCATCGATCCCGCCACGCGTTCCGAAAAGGCGTCTATCTCATGTCGGTGGGCCACGAATTCGGGACTGGCATCCGGGTTTGCGGGCTCCCAATACAGGTAAAGCAGGCTCACAGGCTGATCCCGAAAGGTGCGGGCCAGTCCAAACGAATGCTTGATCAGTTGCGCAGCATCCAGCCAGACGTAGCTGTCAGGGGCGTCGATCAGGCGGAGCATCTCGCGGAAGTAACCTTGTTCGCGCCGCCAATCGCGGATCTGCTCGACGTAGGCGGGAGAGAACGCCGCACGGTGCCTTGCGAGATACTCGCTCAGCTTGGACTCGACTCCGACAACACCTTTCGGACCCGACAGAACGACATCGAGGTTGGGGGCGCGGCCGCCACGAAGGCCGGTCGGGCACTTGCGCTCGAACTGCAGCGCCGTGAAGGGGCCGCAGCTCGGCAGAGCCAGATCGACAATCCGGGTCCGAAACGGTGCAAAACAATTGACCGCGAGTCCCGAGGATGAATGCGCGGCGCGGAACTTGGTTTGCAGTTCGTTGCCATCCCCGGCCTGCAGGTCAACCTCGAAATCCTCGGTCGCGACAAGCGGCAGAAGCGTATCGCGAAAATCGGGGGCATAGCCTTTGTCGTCGATCAGGATGTCGGGCCGTTGGCGCGCAAATGCTGTCCTTAGGGCAACAAGCGCCCGCCTTCGAACTGGACTGTTTGAAGATAAATTCTGTTTCATAAGGACAGTATAGTCATGGCCAGTGCATTTGCATCCGCAATAGAAATACTGTTCACGGACCCGAACATCGGGCGAGAGGCGGTCTACACCTCCGACGGCGGTGCGCCTTCGCTGGTGCGCATCGTCTCCCGGCAGGCGGATGCGATCAGCGACTTCGGCGACGCACGGCTTTGGTCGGAAACGACCCGGATCGACCTGCGTGTCGCTGAGGTTCCGGCCCCGCGGCCGGGCGACCGTTTGGAAATGGACGGCGATGCCTTCCTCATTCAGGGCGAACCCGTGCGTGACCGCGAACGGCTGGTTTGGACCGTTGATCTGAGGCCCGCGTGAGACTGAAGCTCGACATCGATCCCGACTTCGTCGCGATGATGTCGGCCGAGGTCGCGGCGGGCGAACGCGCGGTGACGGCCGCCATGCGTGAGGCCGGGGCCGGACTCAAGACTGCCTGGCGCACGCAGATCACCAGCGCGGGGCTCGGGCGGCGGCTCGCCAACTCGATCCGCAACCAGAACTTCCCGAGGTCCGGCGAAAGCCTGGATGCGGCTGCGTTGGTCTGGTCCAAGGCACCGGTGATCGTCGGCGCGCATGACACCGGCCCGTTGATCCGCTCGAAGGACGGCTTCTGGCTTGCGATCCCGCTGCCCGCCGCAGGAAAATCCACACGCGGCGGCCGTATCACCCCCGGTGAATGGGAACGGCGACGCGGGCTGCGTCTGCGGTTCGTCTATCGCCGAACGGGCCCGAGCCTGCTGGTGTCGGAGGGACGGCTGAACACCAAGGGCCAGGCGGTGGTGTCGCGCTCTAAGACCGGACGCGGCAAGGTCACCGCGCCGATCTTCCTATTGGTGCCGCAGGTAAAGCTGCCCAAGCGGCTTGATCTCGCGCGGGATGCAGATCGGGCGCTCGATAGTGTGCCGGGGCTGATCGTGGCGAACTGGGTGGATCGGAGAACTGGCTGAGAACTTGCGAGATGAATGTGGTACTTATAGAGGAACAGTCTGTGAAATTGGTTTTCGCCCCATGTTATCGGGTGCGACGCTTATTCCTCCAGCCGACCACGCTTGCTGACGTAAACACCATCTGAAAGGTAAGCAGGCTCGCCATCTTCGCCAACTGAGAATTCGTCATATATGTCTCGCATCTCTTCGTCAGCCCATGGTGCATTTACAGGGGGTAGACCAAGAATATCAGCGATCTTATTAGCGATATCGCGGATCTCTCTCGGGTGATCAATTTCTTTGCAGAGGAAATACGGGCGACCCCAATTGTCGGCGCAACGCTCGCCGTGACCCAGCACACTCTCTGCCGCGGCAACCAATCTGTTTAGGTCAGGATAAGCAAGGTACGAGCTGTCGTCCTCCTTCGCCGTGGCCGTCATTAAAGTGTAGCTGTTCGTTTCGTGGATGATGCGAACCAAAACATATTGCTCGGAAACCATCTTGGTCTGGTCAAGTTCGCCGGTCGTTACGAGTTTGTCTGATTTGGTGATGATTGCCATGGATGGGCTCCCTCGTGTTGATCAAGTAAAGTAGTGACTGTACGCGACAAATGCTATCTTCCCCAGTCATGTGCGCCACCCCCCGATGTTAGCCATACTCCGTCCGACAAATAAATTGGCTCTCCTGAACCACCGAGGGCGGAATAGAGATCGTCCTCTCCTGACCGCATTCGAGGAGGCGGTGATGGTAGGACTTTGTTGGTCTGCAAGGGAGTTATCATCTCTTCAAGGCGCGTAGCATTGCGTAAGAAGGCTTCCGCAAACGAAACGGTCCGTTCCAAGATGTTGTGAAGGCTGCCATGAAACGGCTGTCCAATAAATGGACCGTCCGTTCGACTGATCGATAACACAGAATTTGGCTTCATCCCCTCAGCAGGCAGACCATCGATTATCTGAACATCAATGCCATTTTTCCGCATCAAGATTAGAGCGGTTTGAGTTTGGTTCGCAGCGGAATAGGCCATTCGATACATCTTGCTGGCGGCTCTACGGGGCACCCAGCCCATCTTGAATAGGCTTACGGCAAGTTCGTATGGGCGTGCCAAACCCTTAATGCTTAAAGGTTCCCCAGGTGGAAGGACGATACCATCTGCAGTAAACTGGGCTTCGCTAGCAAGGCATTCGATAGTATTCTGACAACCCCAGTTGAGGTAATTGATATCATCAACACGCGCCCATTTTAGCGGTCGGTTGTTCATTTTTACGACGACCTCGTCGCCAACTGCGATATCGGTGCGGAGGCAATTAACTGGATAGGTCTTTCCTGACTTATCGAATGCCACGTGTGCAATTATGTAAGACACCTAGATCTCCCAACAGTCCTTGGCGCGATACTCGCGAGATACCCAATTCTGGTCAAGGTCTCATGCTCTGCTAGCCAGTCTGCGTCCTCTCTGGGGCTTAGCCGGATAACGAAGATGGATTTCATGGATGCCCACTCCACGCGAAACAATCCTCGCCGCGCTGCACGCGCGGCTGTCGGCGCTGCCCGCCACCGCCCTGCGCGGTGAGGTTCTGCCTGAGCGCGTGCCGACCGAGGGCCTGTTGATCCTGCGCGATGGCGAACCGGGGGACCCGGAGGTGACGCTGTCACCGCTGCGCTTCCACTACCAGCACCGCGCCGAGATTGAGGCGGTCGTGCAAGGCGCCGATCGTGACACCGCCTTCGACACGCTCTGCGCCAGCGTGGGCGCGATAATTGCCGCCGACCGAACGCTAGGCGGTCTCTGCGACTGGGTCGAGGCGGAAGCGCCGCGCTCCGTGGACATCCCGGTCGAAGGCGCGGCGAGCCTGAAGGCCGCCGTGATCCCGGTGGCGCTGCACTATTCCACGGCCGATCCGCTCGGCTGACCCCGACAATTCAAGGAGAACACGATGGCACGAGCCCAAGGGGCGCGGGCGCTGATGGCGCTTGCGTTCGAAACAACCTATGGAACGCCGCCGGTGGGCGGTTTCACAAAGATGCCCTTCGCCAGCACCTCGCTCGGCGCGGAGCAACCGCTGCTGAACTCGGAACTTCTGGGCTATGGCCGCGATCCGCTGGCGCCGATCAAGGATGCGGTGACGGCGGACGGCGATGTGGTGGTGCCGCTCGACGCCGAGGCCTTCGGGTTCTGGCTGAAGGCTGCCTTTGGCGCGCCGACCACGACCGGGACTGGTCCCTGGACGCATGAGTTCCAGTCGGGGTCCTGGACTCTGCCCAGCATGTCCATCGAAACGGGCATGCCCGAGGTCCCGCGCTTTGCGATGTATTCCGGCTGCGTACTCGACCAGATCAACTGGCAAATGCAGCGATCTGGTCTGCTGACCGCAACGGCCCGACTGGTGGCGCAGGGCGAGACAGTCGGCACGACAACCAGCGCCGGAACCCCTGCCGCGCTAGAACTGAAGCGCTTCGGGCATTTCAACGGGGCGATCACCCGGAATCCCGCCTCTGGCCATGGCTGAACTGCTGCCCGTCATCGAAGCGGTGATGGTCGCAAAACTCAACGAACAGATGGATCATTCCAATGGCTGAAAAGCGCGTCTCTGTCCGACTTGCTGCCGTCGGCGGCCGACAGGTGCGCGCCGAGCTGGAAGGTGTCGGTGAAGCCGGGGCGCGCGGGTTCGGGCGGCTCAGCCGGGAGATGGAGGCGGCCAACACCCGGCTCGCGGCGTTTTCCCGCCGTGTCGGAGTGGCTGCCGCTGCCGCCGTGGCGGCCGCAGCCGCCGCTGGCGTGGCCATGGTCCGCTCGGGGCTTCAAACCGTCGACGCGCAGGCCAAGCTCGCGCAGTCGCTTGGCACGACGGTCGCCTCGATCCAGACCCTCGAACGTGCGGGTGAGCTGGCGGGTGTTTCCATGTCGGGCATCGAGCAGGCGACAAAGGATCTGACACGCCGCCTCAGCCAGGCCGCCGCCGGGACCGGACCCGCTGCCGACGCGCTGGACCGGCTGGGCCTTTCCGCCAACGAGTTGATCGCCCTGCCGCTGGACCAGCGGGTCGGAGCGATCAACGCCGCCATCGAGAGCTTCGTGCCCGCAGCCGAACGCGCCGCTGTAGCGGGTCAGCTTTTCGGTGAGGAAGGCTCCATCGCCATGAGCCGGATCGACACCGCGACGCTACGCCAGGCGACCGAGGACGTGCTCGCATTCGGTGTCGTGGTCTCCGAGCAGGATGCCGACCAGATCGAGCGCACGAACGACGCCATCTCCCGGCTCGGGCTGATCTGGCGCGGGCTATCGAACCAGCTGGCCGTCGCCGCAGCGCCTGCGCTGGAAGTCGTCGCTGACGCCATGGCGGCAATCGCGAGCCGGACTGGGCCGCTGGGCATTGCCATTCGTGGCCTGTTCGACAACATCGGCCGACTGACTACCTATGCCGCCACATTTGTGGCTTTTCTTGCAGGCCGTTGGGTCGCCGGGATGGCTGTCGCAGCGCTGTCGGTCCGTGGGCTCGCCACGGCGCTGGTCTTGCTGCGCGGCGCGCTGATCCGCACCGGCATCGGAGCGTTGATCGTCGGTGCAGGCGAGCTCGTCTATCAGTTCACCCGCCTTGTTTCCGGCGCGGGTGGGTTTGGCGAAGCGATGTCCCTCCTGAAAGACCTCGCCGTCGAGGTCTGGGATCGCATCAAGATGGGTGCCGCTGCGGCGGGCGCTGCAGCCACAGCGATATTTTTCGACCTAAAGTCCGATGCCGCCTCCGGAATGCAGAGCGCCATCGAGAGCGTCGTGGCCTTTGGCAACACGGCTGCGAACACATTCGAGGGGGCCTATGAGGCGATCAAGGCGATTTGGGGACTGCTGCCAGCCGCCATCGGCGACCTGGCGTTCCAGGCGGCCAACAGCCTGATCGACGGTGTCGAGGCAATGCTGAATGGCGTCGTTTCGCGCATCAACGGCTTCATCGGCGGGATCAATCAGGGGCTGGAAGCGCTTGGGTCCGAACGGCGCATCTCGATCATTCCCGATCTTGAGTTGGGTCAGATCGAGAACCGTTTTGAGGGTGCAGCGACGGCCGCGACCACCGCTGCACAGGCAGCGTTCGACCGGGCTTTTGAGGACAACCCGCTCACGGCCCCCGATCTCGGGCTCACCCAGGCGGCCAATACTGCACTTGCCACGGCCAACACGTATCGGGGTGCGGCAAGCGACTTGGCCGAGGGCGCGCGTGCGCCGCTCGCCAGTTGGCAGGCCCTGCGTGACGCGGTGCAGGGCAGCAGTGAGGGTGGCGCAGACGCGCTGACCGAGGCGACCGACGCGGCTGAGCGTCTGGAGACCACCCTTGGCGATGCCGGACGGGCGGCCACTGGCGCTGGTGCTGCGGTCGGGGCTGCTGCCGCTGCCGCCGAACCCGACACCGAAGCCGCCGTCACCGGCTGGCAGGCGGTCACCGCAGCGCTCAGCGACTATGCCAGAAAGGCACGCGACGTTGGCGGGGACATCGGCCAAGCGCTGGTCGGCGCCTTCCAGTCGGCAGAGAATGCGGTAGCCACGTTCGTGAAGACCGGCAAGCTGGACTTCCGCGATCTGGTCACCTCACTGTTGGCTGATCTCGCCAAGCTGGCGGCGCGGCGGTTCATCCTCGGGCCGATCGCCAACGCGCTTTCCGGCGCGCTTGGGGGTGCGGGCGGGATCTTCGCGAACATCTTGCATGCAGGCGGCATGGTCGGAGCCACTGCGCCGGGCCGGATGGTCCCGGCCATGGCCTTCGCGGCTGCGCCCCGGATGCATTCTGGCGGTGTGGCGGGGCTGCGCCACGATGAAGTGCCCGCCATCCTGCAGCGCGGCGAGCGGGTGCTGTCTCGGCGCGAGACGCAGAGCTACGGCGCAGGCGGAGGGGTCAACGTCACCATCATGGCCCGCGACGCCGAGAGCTTTCGGCAGTCCCGCACGCAGGTCGCGGCTGACATCGCCCGCGCCGTGTCGATGGGTCGGAGGGGCATGTGATGGCGTTTCACGAGGTCCGGTTTCCCGACAATATCAGCCGCGGCGCACGCGGCGGGCCGGAACGGCGCACGCAGATCGTCGAGCTCGCCTCGGGCGACGAGGAACGCAACGCCAGCTGGGCTAACTCGCGCCGTCGCTATGATGTGGCCTACGGCATTCGCCGCGCCGACGATCTGGCGGCGGTCGTAGCGTTCTTTGAGGCGCGGAACGGTCGCCTATATGGTTTCCGCTTCAAGGACTGGGGCGACTACAAGTCCTGCTTGCCCTCAAGAACACCATCTCCCACCGACCAGGCGATTGGCACCGGTGATGGCGCAGCGACGGCGTTCCAGCTGGTGAAGCGCTACACCTCCGGGGCGCAGTCCTGGACACGGTTTATCGCCAAGCCAGTGGACGGAGTCGTGCGCATCGCGCTCGGTGGGGTCGAGCAGCTTTCAGGCTGGTCGGTCGACACCACGACGGGCCTCGTCACCTTCAACACCGCACCCGGGGCGGGCGTCTCCATCACCGCAGGTTTCGAGTTCGACGTGCCGGTCCGCTTCGACACCGATGCGCTCGACGTGACGCTCGATCTTGAGCGGCTGGGCTCGATCACATCCATCCCACTTATGGAACTCCGAAGATGAAAAGCATCAACCCCGATCTGCAAGCGCATCTGGACGACGGGACAACAACGCTCGCTTGGTGCTGGCGGATCATCCGTGCCGACGGCGTCACCTTCGGCTTCACTGACCACGACCGGACGCTGACGTTCGACGGCACGAACTTCGAGCCGGAAAGCGGGTTGACGGCGTCAGAGGTGCGCTCTGGCTCCGACCTGTCGGTCGATGCACAGGACGCAGAGGGCGTACTGACCTCCGACCGGATCACCGAGACCGATATCCTCGACGGCCGCTGGGACAACGCCGAGGTCGAGGTCTGGCGGGTAAACTGGGCCGAGACCAGCCAGCGCGTCCTGATGCGGCGCGGGGCCATCGGCCAGATCCGGCGCGGGCGACTGGCCTTCGTGGCCGAGGTTCGGTCAGTGGCTCACGTGCTTGGGCAGACGGTGGGACGGACCTTCCAGGCGACCTGCGATGCCGCACTCGGCGACGCCCGTTGCGGCATCGATCTGGAGAACTCCGCGTTCAGGGGCATAGGTGGCGTCATTGATCTCCTGCGCGACCGGGCCTTCACCGCATCTGGGCTCGGCAGTTTTACCTCCGGCTGGTTCACCTTCGGCACGGTCGAATGGACCGGTGGCGCAAATGTGGGGCGGCAGGCAGAGATCATCGCACATGACCTAACTGACGGCATCGCAGTGCTGACGCTGCTCGAAGCACCAGTGCGATCTATCGCGGGCGGTGATGCTTTCACCATTCGTGCAGGCTGCGACAAGCGTATCGAGACCTGCAGCGCCAAGTTCGCCAATACCGCCAATTTCCGGGGTTTCCCGCACATCCCCGGCCAAGATGCGGTTCTGCGCTATGCCACCAAGGATGGCGGGCACGAGGGGTCCGTGCTTTGACCTCTGCTGATCCCGCACGCGTCATCACCATCGCGCGGTCATGGCTCGGCACGCCATACCACGACCAGGCCAGCCTTCGGGGTGTCGGCTGCGATTGCCTCGGCCTCGCGCGTGGCGTCTGGCGCGAGATCGTCGGGCCAGAGCCGTTCCCAATCCCGCCCTACAGCCGCGACTGGGGCGAGACCGGGCCGCGCGAGGTGCTGGCGGAGGGCGCACGGCGCATGATGCAGGAGATCGTACTTTGCGAGGCCGGTCCCGGTGCACTGGTGCTGTTCCGGATGACGCCCCGCGCCATCGCCAAGCATGTTGGGATCCTGACCGGACCTGACAGTTTCCTCCACGCCTACGAGCGGCTCGGCGTATTCGAGGAACCGCTCACACCATCTTGGCGGCGGCGCATCGCCTTCGCTTTCCTGTTTCCGCAACGCTGAGACCCCGACATGGCCACCCTCGTTCTCGGTGCCGCTGGCGCTGCCATTGGCGGCAGCATTGGTGGCGCTATCCTCGGCGTCAGCGCCGCCACCATCGGTGGCTTCATTGGCTCCACCATTGGCTCGGTCGTCGACAGCTGGATCATCTCGTCACTGGCACCCACCCAGCGGATCGAAGGCGCGCGGCTGGACAATCTGCGCATCACCTCGGCCACCGAAGGGGCGGTAATCCCGCGCCTCTATGGCCGGATGCGCATGGGTGGCAATATCGTCTGGGCGACGGATTTCCGCGAGGAGACGAAGACCACCACGCAGGGTGGTGGCAAGGGCGGCGGGGGTGGCGGCAAGGTCAAAACAACCGAATACTTCTACTATGCGAGCTTCGCGGTCGCGCTCTGCGAGGGGCCGATCACCGGCATCGGCCGCATCTGGGCCGACGGCAAGCTGCTGGACACCGCCGGGATCACATGGCGCTGGTATCCAGGCGACGAAAGCCAGGCGGCCGATCCGTTCATTTCCGCGAAGATGGGAGCGGCCAACACGCCTGCCTATCGGGGCACCGCCTATGTGGTTTTCGAGGACCTGCCGCTTGGGAACTACGGCAACCGCATCCCACAGCTGAGTTTCGAGGTGTTCCGCCCGCTGGCCGATCCGGACACGGCAGAGGGTCTCACGCAGGCGGTCACCATGATCCCGGCATCCGGCGAGTTCGCCTATGCCACGCAGGGCATCCGGAAGGGCAGCGGCGGGTCGTCCGAGCCCGAAAACCTCAACGCACTGACCGACACCGCCGACATGGTGGTGGCACTGGAGCGACTGCAGGCCATGGCCCCGAAAGTCGAGAGCGTGTCGCTGGTCGTTGCCTGGTTCGGCGACGATCTGCGCGCGGGCTCCTGCAAGGTGCGGCCCGGCGTCGAGGTGTCGGCCAAATCGACCACGCCGTCGGCTTGGTCCGTGAATGGCGTCAGCCGCGCCAATGCCTTTCTGGTCAGCCGCGACGATCAGGATCGCCCTGTTTATGGCGGCACGCCCGCCGATTTTGCCGTGATACAGGCGATCCAGGAAATGAAGGCGCGCGGGCTGCGCGTTACCTTCTATCCCTTCATTTTGATGGATGTCCCGCCCGGCAACAGCCTGCCGAACCCGTATTCCGACAACGCCGCTGAGACGGGGCAGCCCGCGTTTCCCTGGCGCGGCCGGATCACCTGTTCTCCGGCTGCTGGTTACGCTGGGACGGTGGACAAGACCGCCACGGCCGCCACGCAAGTCACGGCGCTGTTCGGTTCGGCCACGCCCGCGAGCTTCAGCGTCTCGGGCAACAGCGTCAGTTGGACCGGATCGCCCAGCGACTGGGGTTTGCGCCGCATGGTGTTGCACTATGCCCATCTCTGCGCGGCAGCGGGCGGGGTCGATGCCTTTCTGATCGGCACCGAGATGCCGGGCCTGACGACCATCCGCTCGGGCGCAACCACCTATCCGGCGGTGCAGGCCTATCGGGATCTGCTCGCCGATGTCCGCTCCATAATCGGATCCGGGACTCAGATCGGCTATGCGGCGGACTGGTCGGAGTATTTCGGGCATCAGCCGGGCGACGGCAGCGGCGACGTGTTCTTCCACCTCGACCCGCTCTGGGCCGATCCGGACATCGATTTCGTCGGCATCGACAACTACATGCCGCTGTCGGACTGGCGCGACGGGTTCGAGCATGCCGACGCGGCCGAGGGCTGGCCTGCGATCTATGACCGAGCCTACCTGCAAGGGAACATTGCGCGCGGGGAAGGCTTCGACTGGTTCTATGGCTCCGAGGCTGATCGCACCGCTCAGGTCCGCACCGCGATTACCGATGGCGCAGCGGCAAAGCCATGGGTCTTCCGCTACAAGGACCTCCGCGCCTGGTGGTCGAACCCGCATTACAACCGCCCGAGCGGAGTGGAGAGCGGAACTCCGACGGCATGGGTGCCACAATCCAAGCCAATCTGGTTCACCGAGCTCGGCTGTCCCGCCATTGATCGCGGCACCAACCAGCCGAATGTATTCTTCGACCCGAAATCGTCAGAGAGCTTCACGCCGCATTTCTCGCGGGGCTGGCGCGACGACGCCATCCAGCGCGCCTATCTCGAGGCGACATATCTCTGGTGGGGTGATACTGGGAACAATCCCGTCTCCGGCGTCTATGGCGGACGCATGGTGCATGTGCCCGAATGCGCCGCCTGGACCTGGGATGCCCGGCCGTATCCGTTCTTTCCGGCTCTGTCCGACGTGTGGACAGACGGTTCGAACTGGCGGCTCGGTCACTGGCTGACCGGACGGCTCGGTGCGGTGTCGTTGGCCGCGCTGGTCCGGCATCTCTGCGTGCGTGCGGGAATGCCCGAGGCTCGGATTGACGTCACCGGCCTCTGGGGCGCGGTCGAAGGCTACGCCATTGGCGCACTGGAAAGCCCGCGCGCCTCGATCACCACGCTGTCGCGGCATTTCGGGTTCGACGCGGTGGAGACCGAGGGCATGATCCGTTTCGTGATGCGCGGCCGGGCGTCCATCACCGGCATCGCACATGACGATCTGGTGGCGACCCGCGAGGGCGACCTATTGGAACTGACCCGCGCGCAGGAGACCGAACTGCCACAGGCGCTCAAATGGCAGGTCGCCCGCGCCGATGAGGATTATGACGCCGCCCTCGTCGAGGCGCGGCGCATCACCGTCGACACCACGCGCATCGCCTCAGAAAGCTTCCCCATGGCGGTCCCGCCAGAGGAGGCCGAGCGCCGCTGCCGCCGCGCGCTGATGGAAGCATGGACCGGGCGGGAGACGGCAGCGTTTCGCTTGCCGCCCTCACGGCTGGCGCTGGATCCGGCGGACGTCGTCACTCTGATCCATGACGGACGGCACATCCCGCTGCGGCTTGTCTCAATCGCAGATGCGGAGGCACGTGGGATCGAAGCTGTCCGTCAAGACCGCGCGGCCCACGATCTGCCACCCGGAGCACCACGCCCATCGTCCCTGTCAAAAGCCGTGGTGTTCGGCGCACCCGAGTTGGTGCTGCTGGATCTGCCGCAATTGACTGAGGATCAGCCTGCCCATCGCCCGTTCGCCGTGGCTCATGCCGTTCCCTGGCCAGGTGAAATGGCGGTGTTTCGCAGCCCATCGACGGATGGATTTGAACTGCTGACCACCTTTGGCGGCCGTGCCCGGATCGGGACGCTGGTCTCGGAATTCTATTCTGGTCCGACATCGCGGTTTGATCTCAGCAATGCGCTGGTGATCGATCTGCCTTCCGGCACGCTGGAAAGTGTCACCGATCTGACACTGTTCGGCGGGGCCAATGCGCTGGCCATCGAGAGTTCGCCCGGCACATGGGAGATCATGCAGGCGGGCGTGGCAGAACTGATCGCGCCGGGCCGCTACAGCCTGACGCGCCTGCTTCGCGGCCAGCGCGGCACCGAGGGCGCGATGGGCAATCCGGCTCCGATTGGCGCGCGGGTCGTGGTGCTGGATGAGGCTCTGGCATCACTACCAATCGCCGAGGCCGATCTCGGGCTTCCCTGGAACTGGCGCGTCGGTCCCGCAAGCCGGTCTGTCAGCGACGAGACCTATGTCGCCGCCTCCTTCACACCGGTTGGCGTGGGTCTGCGGCCGTTCTCTGTCGCCCATGTCCAGCAGCCGTGGCGTCGCCCCCGCACGCCTGGTGATCTGACCATCCGCTGGACGCGCCGGTCCCGAGCGCTTTCTGCCGACAGCTGGGGCGCAGTTGAGGTGCCTCTAACCGAGGAACTGGAAGCCTACGAGGTCGAGTTCCTCGATGGCAGCACGGTGAAGCGGGTGCTGAGTGCGCCCACAACAAGCGCGATCTACACGGCCGCCCAGCAAACCACCGATTGGGGCGCGCCGTTCGGGCCCGGCGACACGCTGACAATCCGTATCTACCAGCTTTCCGCCCTGATCGGGCGGGGTGCGGCCAAAACCGTCACGCTCCAACTCTGA